TGCCCTTATCGCTCACGCCCCAGGTCTCGGAGCTCTTGAACTCCGGGCCGACATCCAGCTCCAACTCCGCGGGGTTGAAGAGGAACTGCCACATCGCGCTCTCCGAAGCGTTGCCTGCTCCCGCTCCTCCACCACCATTCATCGCCGCGCCGGAGTAGGCTATTTTTTCTGGGCTTACTCCAGCAACCGCTCGGCCCACTTTGGACAAGGCAAATCCGAAACCGCTGGGGTTGGCGGACTTGACAGTGCCCACGGGCGTTGCTTTTGGCCCAGTGGTGGTGGAGGTTGGGGCTGGTGTGGCGTTTGGCGAGGCGGAAGGGGCAGAGGAGGTTGGTGTCTGCGCGGACAGGGCCCTCTGCTTCTTATTCTCAGCTTCTAGATTATTCCTCGCGATCTGGAGGTTGGCCTCGGCTACTTCGATGGGATTATCCACATCGCCGTAGGGGTTGTAGTTGTATTCTTGCTTTGTAGGATCGAAATTATTAGCCACCGCTTTAAAGTTATCTTGAGCGGCCTTGAGCGCATCCTCTAATTGCCTCTGGGAGTCGGGTATATCGGCCACAGCCGACGATGGCGCGGAGGCGGACTGCTGCTCGCTGCCCTGACGCTTCCACCGGCGAATGTACGCCACATTGCCCCTCATCGAGAAGTCCCCGAGTATCCCCTGGAACTCCACTTTGTCTAGTTTGGAGTATACGTCGTAGTTCCCGCCTAAGTAACTACGGGGCCCCGACATACTCGAGGAGGTTTTGCCCTCCCTCTCCTGGGGTTTAGGAGCCTGGGAGTTGGCACGAACTCTCGCCGTATTCTGTTGGATGAGTTCGTCTCTTCCGGGCATCAGACTCGGCCTACTGGCACTATACTGAGTCTTTAAACCCTAACCCGTCATTGGTACTTCCAGATGTAAGGGCGAGTGGAAGGGGGAGAGGGTTCGGGGCTTGAGGCCTCGACGTTTTCTGCCGCGAAAGCCGTGGAGTAGTCGGCGTTGAAGTTGAGATTTTCAAGACCCGGATTGAAGTTCCTCAGATTGGGGTCTCTGAAAGCTCTCGCGCCGTCAAAATCGGCCGCGGCTCTGAAATCAAAAGTTGTTTTAGGTATGGAGAAGTTGCTTCCTAACTTAAGATCGAAGTTGGTCGACGAGAACTCGTTGTACATCCTTAACTTTAAACCGGGTCGTCGGCGTGGGTGCTGCTCCACTCGATGGCGTTCATGACAACGCTGCTAGCATCCCAGTCCCAGTTGGCGAAGTGCGGGTTCTTCTCGATAGACTCGAGCATCCACTGGTACACGGCGCTCCCCACCACCTCCGGCATTCGGGACAGTCGGCTCGCGTTACGCCACACGCACTCGTACCTCGATCCCTTGGAACCGTCGAAAGCCTCCACGTCCTTGAGGATTCCTAGGACCTTACGTTTGACGTAGGCCCTCTTGGAAGGGGTGAGACCGGCGAGGAGGGAGCGCTGCACCTTGGCATCCCCCCACTCGGTGCTGTCCGGCTTGGAGACATTCCGCTCCCCCTTCACCAGGAACCTCTCCGCTCCCACGGAGCTGGCGATCCTCTCCAGAGTCGCCACCTCCACCACTGAGTCGGAACTCACGCTGACGATGGAATCGGCGCGTGAGCCGAAGTAGAGCCGGGCGACGTCAATGCACTGCTTATCCGCCCCACCGAAAGCGTGAGCGAGGGCCGTGGAGTAGAGCCGAGCGGTGTCAAACTCCACAATCTCCTTCTCGACGAACAGAATCCCGCGGAGCTTGAAGTGCTCCGGGGTGCTGGAGAACGAGTGGTGGATGAGGTTGAAAGAGAGGCCCAGAGCCTCCGCCTGAGCCACCACATCCTCTACGCTCTCACCATTATCGAAGTCCAGCGCAAACACCTGGCAACTCTTGAAGAGGGCTTCGACGCGTCGTGGTCGTTTCCACTGCGGGCACTCGTTGAAGACGAAGGGGCTCCAGGTCTGCCCTCGCGAGACGAATCGGGCCAGGGAGGTTGGGGTAACCTTCTCCACATCGGAGCCGATACGGGCGCCGATGACACGGACCTCCGAGCGTGGGTTACCGAACTTGTCTACCTGGTCCCTGTACTGGAGCTTGATGGACGGTTTGTGGTCCCACTGCTCGTGGTCGAGGGAGATTAGCGCTGATGGTTTCATGGAGTTATTATAGGATGAGAAGGGACCCCCCCTCCACCACATTGTCACAGTTTGGAATCTGAGGGGTACCCCCCCTTCACACTTTTTGAGGGTCGTAGGTTGGGTCGTAGATCCACTCCACGCTGGCCTTGGTAGTGTCTGAGAAGATCGGCTCCAGCTCCGCCTCCGTCATCTGCTCCACGATGGATTCCGCGAGTTCGTAGATCTTGTTCTTCTCGCCTTTCACCATCTCCCAGGTGCGGACGATGTGCGTCATCTTCTTACCCATGGAGAAGCCGTCGCGAAGGCGAAGTACCTCGAACACGTTCTCTGTAGTCAGGGCCACGTCCTTATCGTTCTTGTAGGCGTTGAAGATCTCGTAGGCTTTGTCGATGGACGTGATGAGGAGCTTGCGTTGTGCCCAGTAAGGGTGCCACTGCGACCTCTTACGGGCATTCCAGTCGTCCTTGAGAAGGTTGCGGAAGTTGTTCGCTCTCTTGTCAATCATCAGGAAACGTGTAGCCTCCAGCACCTCGGCCAGTGACCCGAGAGTGAGCTCGGGCAACCACCCTCCCTTGGCCTGGCGCTGGCGGATGGCGTAGGCCAGGAAACCGAAGCGGATGAAGCACTCCAGCGAGTTTTTGTGGATCTGGATTCGCATGTAGGGGAGCAGGGACTCGGAGTAGAAGTGGACGTCCTCGGATTCCTGGCACCTACTCATGAAGAAGTCCGTGCAGTCGCGGAGGACCCTAAGGTACAGGGACACGGGGTCGGTATCGTACTTCTCACAGAGCCACCGGATGTGCGAGCCGGGGTGGACGTCGTGGCCCTCGTCCTCGCTGATCTCCTCCAGCTCGAAGAGTCGGTAGGTGGAGATGGGCGCCAGGCGACTGATCGCCCCACTATCGAGTGAGTAGGTGATCTCGGGTTTCCACTCGTTGCAGTTCGCCAGAATGACGGTGTTGGCGACCGCCTCGATGGCGTCCACGCCCTTATTCTCGATCTTCTCCGTACCCCCGGTAACCACGGACTTGAAGCTGTGCGCTTTCAACATCCGCTCCAGGCTATCGAGGGTGAGGTCGTCGTTGTAGGCGAGGTGGGAGGTGACTACGTTTCCCTGGTTGAAGCGGGCGCCGAAGTCGCCCATGGAGGAAACGTCATAACCGACGTACTTCATGGCGTTGAGGATGCCATTGAGGGTGAGAGTCTTGCCGACTCCAGGCTCACCGATCACCACACCGGCTTTCCTGAACCCGTGCTCGAGGAGCTTGTGGGTGCCGGGGTGGATGGCACCGGTCCGGCCTACACACGCCCGGCCGATGATCAGTTTCATCATCTGCGCCTCGTGGTAGGGGAAGATGCGGATGATCTCCTCAAACGTCAGGGACTGAAGCTCCTCGGTGAACCACTCCTTCTCAGGGACGTAGGCGTAGGTCTCACGAACGGCGTCCTTCTTACCCTGCATGGTTGCCGGGGAGTGAGCGATACCGAGCTGGTACTGCCCACCACCCAACTTCCGGTGCCTCATGGCCTTGAGGTTCTCGACGCCGAGGACGTGGTCGGTGATCTCGCTGCTACGCCCGGAGCGATATACGAAGAGCGGGGTGGCGAACTCCTGCTCGTCGGCACTGATCTCGTGGAGCACATCATCGTCCAGGATTGTCTCCTGCGCGGTCTCCAGCCGGATCTCGGACGCCGGCACGAGGAACTGGAACCAGTCCGGGAACTTCACGGACTTGGGAGAGAGGGGGTCCTTGGCCGGGTTGTGCTCCTCGTAGAGGGAGTGGTAGCCCGTAAGTTTGGCGTCGTAGTTAAACCGAAGGTAGTAACCGCGGTTCTCGGCCCAAGCCAGGATCCGCTTGTACATCCTTGAGGGGCCGATGGCCCCCGAGGCTAGGGTGTCCTTCGCGGAGGAGTGCCCTTGGTTTTTCGATTCCGCCATGTAGTAAAAAAGTCCCACGCTAGATGGGACTATTATAGATCAGTTGGGGGCCCGAGTCAAGAACCCGTAACCAGTTGTGAAAGTTGCTCCTTGATGGAGGAGCGGAGGTCCTTGAGGCCGCGGAGCAGGGTCCGCAGCTCCTTGACGCACTTCTTGTCCTCGGCTTCGCGGCACTGCCGCAGGTTCTCCGTCTCCCTCTTTATCTCAGAGTGGGCCTTAGAGTCCTCGATAGCGAGATCTTTGCACTTCTCAAAAACCTCAATGTCGGAGACTCTCTCCATGCAAAGAGTCCGATTCCGCCCGGTGAGGTCGGGGTGGGAGTTCTCGAGTCGGGCTTTGCTGGCCCTCTTAAAGTAGGAGTTCTTATCCTCGTGCCAGGTAGCAGGGATCTCAGGGAGGAAGAGTCCTCTGCGAAGCAGGAAGACTCGCGCGGATTCCATGTGATCCGGCCGGTTGGATGGAGCTGTGCTGTTAAGTACTTTGAGTAGGCGCCGGGTATCTTTGTCCGTAAAACGCCATTCAGTGTCCTCGTCATATAGGTCGAAAAATCGTAAAGGTGTGCCTGGGTAGAGGTTGTCGCCAAGATCGCCGTACTCCACTTTGAAGTCGTAGCAGCCTCTGGCGGAGGTGATATGCATTCCCTCCTTACGGAGGTAGTAGTCGCAGACCTCGCGCTCCGAGCGAAGTCGCGGAAGCCAGGGGCCGGTATTGGCCCAGATGATGTCGTGGGGGTCGGAGACGAGCCCCTGCCAATCCCCGTCCAGAGTACCGAGAAGGATCTGGCGTTTGCCCAGCTTGGAACTCTTGCGGGCTTTGCGCTTCAGCCTGCAGACGTGGCCGGCGATGTCGTCCGCTTCGAAGAACTCCTTGGCGAAGTAGTGGAAGGTGGAGCCGGGGGAGTTGATGTACTTGTACCCCTCCTCCTGAACAAGATCGAAGAAGGCCGTTTTTTCGCCCCTCCCGCCCTTGTACTCTGGCATGGAGAGCTTGTGCGCCTCGATATGCCTCCAGTACCCCTTGCCACTCACCGCGGCCTCGGAGAAATCTTCCGACAACACTCCCTTGAAATCGTCCGCCAGCAGGCCCACGAAGGGCATAGGAGGGAGCATGTCAGGGCCTCGGTTGAGTCTGTAGGCCCACATGGCCCTCAGGATCTTCCTGAGCTCCTCCTCTGACCCACGCGAAGCATCCTCAGCCGCCTCCGCGTAATTACATACGAAGTGCGCACAAACCTTGAAATCAATGACGTAGACCGGACAATGAGGATCGAGGAGGGGCTCAAATACATCTTCGAGTAGAGTGGTGGTGTGGTCGTATTCCGGTAGGGGCATCAGTTAGCAACGTCCATCTTCGTGGCGGGATGGGAGGTGTAGTCGATGAGCTCGAAGTCGGTCTCCGGATCGAGGTCGAAGATGGGTTTGGTGTTGTTGATCCAGACGTCGCAAGAGGCCATGGGGGAGTTGGTGATGATGGACTTGATGGCGAGTTCGTTCTGGGAGTAGATGTGGTTGTTGGCCGAGGCGAACATCACGTAGCGCGGTACCAACCCGGCGTCCTGCGCCATCTTGGTGACAAGGAGGCCGTAGCGGAACATATCCAACGGCACCCCGGTGGCCATGTCGTTGCTCCGGGCATTGACCATCAGATCAAGATAAGCCCCATCGCTAGAAAAAGTGAGGTTAGGATGACAAGGAGGGCAGTGAAGAGAATCGTAAGCAGGGTTAAAAGTCTGAAGCACCAGTTGGCGATTGGTCGGGTTGGTGCGGAGCTGCTCCCAGATCCACTTGAGTTGGTCGAATGGTTCGGCACGGAAGTTCTCCCACTGCATGTTCTGCTCGGGGCAGACTTGAGGCCAGGCCCGCCAGCTCCGTCCGTAGGCTCCGGCCAGGCGGCCCTCAGCGTCGGCGAGGAAGTCCCAGAAGTGCTTGGCGGGGCCGAGATTGCTGACCCTGTAGTCCCCATTGACGTCCCACATGAACTCCCGGAAGAGGTTGCGGACGGGCATCTTGCGCAGCGTGAGAGCGGGGAAGCCCAGTCGCAGGTCGACCTTGATGGTCTGGCCGAACATCTGCTTGTAGCGGAGGTTATTGCGGCCTACGACCTCCGTGCCCTCGTCGAGGATCTCTCGAGCGATCTTGATGTACTGGAGGTCGAAGGGGAGGAGGGGTTGGGGCATGGACTCACTTTAGGGGTTATGAGTCCATTCTATCACACTCCGGTGGGGTTTGTCTAGGCCCCGAAATACTTGTCAATGAGGAGGCGCTGGAGCTTAACGAACTTACGGAGAGGGTAGTCGTACTCCATGGCCCACTGGAGCAGGGACCGACTCCCCATCTCGATGAGTTCCATCTGCGGGTCCTCGGCGATGACATCCTCCTTGGCGACGAAGAACTTCTCCCCGTCGTGGGCCACTACGAGCCATGGCACATCCTTATCAAAGCGGATGGGCTTTGTGATACGTTCGATCATTGTCTATCTTGTTTTTGGTGAGCTTTGATAATATCGTCGGTGGACTTGGCTTTGGAGAGCGCCCTAACTTGGGCCAGAGTCAGTCCACCTAGGTCTGGGGTGTTGTACCCGGGGCCTTTCGGCGTGGCTGAGGCGCCAGGAACGCACGTCTTACCGGAGCGCGTTGTTCCTGCCGGGCAACGCCCCAGCACTTTCCCCTTATAGAATACCATGGAATCGGCGTAATCGGCACCCTGGCCCTCCGTGTATGCGGCACGTTTGGCCTTGAGGATTTCCATGTAGTCCTCGTAAGTGGGTTTTTTCTTTTCCATCTCTTCAAACTCTAGTTCAGAAAAAGTTCTTCCAGATCCAGAGCCGTATTCTTTAGCATTTGCTTGGCGAAGTCTACTAGCAAAGTCTGGATGGAGCACCATCTCGTGTTTTATGTTAGAACCATAGCCGACCCCGTCCTCCCTTACATTTACTTTAGCAAGAGGAAGAAGAGGCCCATCGCCGGCTTTACCGATCCATCCGAGATAGGGAGACCCATTCTCATCTATGGATACCTTAAAACCGGTTTTAATCTCATCAAAGTTTGTTGTTCCAAAAATATCCCGGCAGGTTTGAGTATCAAAAGATAGATCTCCTATTGCCATAACCTCTTTACCCTCAGCAACATCTCTGATCGGAAAATTATTTTTTAGCTCTGTTAACATTCCGTCTCTTAAATTAGGATCCGTGTTAATTGCTTCTACGGCGCTTGAAACGAAATCTTTATGCGCTTGTTGAACTCCATCTCTGTAGCTTTCTACTCTTTGGTTAATTGCTGCTAAGTGAATAAGCTTTCTAGTAGATCTATTTAGAGTTTTTGAGGACGCAATTTTATCTACTAATCCAGCCCAGTCTGTATTAGCGTTTTTCATTTCTTTTTGGGCTTTTCTAACAAGTTCCGCGTTTTCGGTAGAAGTTTCTAGGGCTTCGGATTCCAGGTTTTTTGCCTTCTCCCTAGCCCCTAGAACTCTCTGCTTACTTTCAGCGTCTAAGTTTCTGAATTCTGTTCCTTTTATCTTCAGATCTTCAGGGTCAACACCGTCTCTTTGGAGGAGTGACGAAAATATCTTTGCCTTGTCAGTTGGAATAGAGGAAATGTCAAACTGTTTTATTTGGTCTATGTTCTCTGAGAGAACTTTTCTAAGTCTCTTGTTTTGATTTTCAGCATAAACTTGACTGTTGTAAGAATCTTCAGGTTTTGCCCACTGTTCAGATTCAACAGAGTTTATAGTCTCTAAAGCTTTATTCCACTTTTGATTTATCTCTGGTCCATCTTTCTTGCGCGGAAATTGAACTCCCAGCTCGTTTATTATTGCCGTTCGTATTTTCTGCGCTTCTAAATAAGCTTTTGCTCGCTCATGATAAGGAGAATCGGGATTTTCCGCATGGGATGTTACAATAAACTGACCGTATTGACCAGCTCCAGAATTCAAGAAATTTACGCGCGTGTCTTTTTTAAGGGAGGGCTGATGTAAGGATCCATCAGACAGCTTTAAATAGATATCCGTAGAGAACCCTTTCTCGCTATCATAATCCTTCATTCCTAACTCTTCCACTTCATCTTTAGTATCCCAAGCGCCTCCTATAATTGATACACTACCTCCCTTATTCGATTTAATAGAGTTCAGTATGGCAGTGCGGTTGTCTTGAGCAGCTTGAAACCAGTCTGGAGTAATTATCTGATTTTTTACTTTATTCTCTTTCTGGGACTTTAAAGCGTCCGAAATAACAGATTGAAGCTTTTTAGACTGCTGTTCAGGTAGGCCAGTGAATGCAAGAGTCATTAACTCTCCACCTTGAGCGAAGATTTTTCCGGCTCCTCCTGGAACTTCGCCTCCAAAGTAGGACCAGCCAATTTTATCCGATCCTGAAGTTACTAGCATTCTTGACAAAGCATCAAGATGTCTTGGTGGTATAGCAGTTTGATTTCCAATAGCTGCTCTAAGATCAACAAATTCTGTTCCGTTCCACTTACCCTCAGCTTTTATTTTGTCTAGGAATTGCTGATTTGTCTCTGTAAGTTCTACTTTAAAGTTATCCCCGATCTCTCTAGATGCGCCAGTTGCTTTTTCGGTGGATGGTGAAGACTTTGTTTTTTGTTCCGAAGGTTCCGGTTTTGGCTCAGGCGCAGGTTCGGACTTGGGTTGAGGCTTAGGTTCTTGAGGTTTTTCTTTTACAGTAGGCCCTTTCCAAACTCCTGATTTTCTGGCCTGCTCCATACGTTGAGCGGGGGATGCCGGAGCTTGCTGAGGGGCTTTTCCCTGACGGCAGGTTCCTCTACCATCATCGTACCATCCAGAGGGGCACCTTTGAACCTGGTGGGCGGGCTTACCGTCGTGGGCGGGCATGGTTTTCATCTGACCCGCGGCAAAACTCGCTACTTCGGAAAACCCAGCAACGTCCCTACCCTCAAGGGCGGGCATCTTGGCCTCGCCCTCGAGCGGAGCCTCCGCCACCCACTCAGTTTTGTCCGCGATTCCCCAATCCGAGGGGGCATAGTCCCCAAGCATACTCAAGCTCTACTACCTAGTCTTTAAACCCGTGTCTTTCAGTCTAAAGACCCCCGTAAACCAATTCTACCATGTCATCATACACCCACGGCCACATCATCCCCCTGGTAGGAGGGAGCGTGGTCGGCACGACCCTGGCCCTGGAGAAGGATCCGGAGTGGATCGCGTCCTGGAGTGACTCCTTCGGCGCCAACGATCAGTACTGCCTGAAGTACTTCGACAAGACCCCCTTCCACAACCTCGATGAGGGCAACTACCCCACCAAGTACGTTGATATCGTCACCTCGCTGCCGCCCTGCGCCGGCCTCTCCATGGCCAATACCACCTCTGGTGAGAAGGTGAACAACCCGCGTGGTTGCTCGGCGCCCAGCAACATGCACATGTACCACGCGGCGGAGTTCGCCATGACGAAGATCAAGCCTAAGGCCATGATGGTGGAGAATGCACCCGCTCTCTACTCGAAGATGGGTGAGGAGTTTGCCGAGCGGATCAACTCCCTAGCCGCCGAGCATGGCTACTCCATGAGCCTGGTGAAGACCACCTCGATCAATCACGGGGTGCCCCAGGAACGGACTCGTTCGTTCTTCTTCCTATGGCAGGGTGACAAAGTCCCTGTGCTCGCACCTGTAAAGCGGGACTTCGAGCCATTTCACAAATTCCTCAAGGCGGGAGGGTTCGCTAAGTCCGAACCCGTCAACTCCAAGGGTGTGCCTAGCACCGACCCGCTCTGGCAGTTTATCGAGGGGAAGTACGCTGGATGCACGAAGCAGGACATCCTTTCCAAGGTGGCGGCGAACCGCATGACGTCCGTGTGGAACGTTATCTACGAGTCGGGATGGTTGGAGGAGGCCGCTAGAGTGGTCAAGGATGAGAAGGCCAATCGCTGGCTCAACTACACACTCGAGAAGAAGCGCGCCGGCAAGAACATCATGGACGGGAGCATGAAACTGGCGTGGTATAGGACACAGAGCCTGATGTGGAAGTCACTTCCCTACCTCATGCATCCCCACGAGGACCGTTGGCTCACGGTGGCCGAGGGCCTCGCTCTGATGGGATTCCCGAAGGACTACGCGGCGAAAGTCCATATCCCCACCAAGCACAGCAACGTAATCTGCCAGAACGTTCCGTCCACAACTGCTCGGGATTGGGCGCTAGAAATTGTCGAGGCTTTAAACGGCAACAGAGAGTGGGTAGAAAGACCTAGTGGTGCAATTCTTCGGCAAAATAATACTGCCTCTAAGAATCCTATGGAGCCAATCTGGTCACTTTGATTTAGATATAGTTCGGCCTTTGTGGTATCCCTCAGGAGCCTCAAAGGCCATTACACTATCTACACCATTTGTAAACCAAGATTTTCCGTAGTTCCCGTTCTTACTTCCTTTGTTTTTTCCCTCTAAAGATTGACTTAATTTTACTTTTGTTTCCTCGGAAAGATGACTACCCAGAAGTTTTTGCCTTATCTTTTCTCGTGCCTTTGATGTTATAACTCGTCCCTTTTGAGCTTCAGACATTCTTTTTCTAGACTCTTCCGACAAAGGCTTGCCGTATCTTTGGTGATCTTTACCACTTTTTCCCCACATCGGATGGCGAGAACCGGTCAAAGCATTATGAAAATCTAATCCGGTTTCTACGGTAAAATTGGCCCATTCACAGGAGTTTACTATATTATTCTCAATAGAAAAGTTAATAGCAAATTGCTTTAAATCTTCTATTTGATCATTTTCAAATTGAGCTACTATTTGAGTAGTATAATCTTTTCCATGCTTTTTTAAATGCCTTTTCCAGTAAACTCCAGAGCCGGTGTATAGGTGGACATTTTTTCTTTTTGTTTTACCAAAGTATTTCAGTCCAGTTTTGTTGTGTGTTTTAACGTACAAGCTAATCATTTTATCAAGGAGACTATATAGTCCTTAAACCCAAATTGTTCCTACTTGCACTAGTAGATTATCTTGCTCTTTATCTGAAGAGTACCACCCAGTAGGGATTGAGCCAGGCTTCCGTCTGGCTCGTGCTCTATGATCTCCGCTGTGGACGCTATGAACTCCTCTGGGGTCTGTGGCCTTTCCTCGTATGTCTTCTCGTAGAGCTCGATGGCCTGGTCCACTGTGGCTTCGACTCGCGCCTCGATGACCTCGTCGGTCATAGTGAAGGTCTTGTGAAGCGCCTCCGACTGCACCCACTTGCGCTGGACGAAGTCCACAAGGGCGAGCAGTTCCTTCCGAGTGAGATTCTCGTCCTCCACGGCTTTCAGTAGCATGGAGATGATGAGCCGGGTCTGCGACTCGGAGTAGTTCTTATTCTCGGCATTTCTCAACCAGAAGATGTCCAGCTCGTCGAAGAGCGTCTTGAGGTTCCTGGCGCCGATGCGCTTTATCGCCTTCCTGTTGACGAAGTCTAGGATGAGGTCGAGGGCGGGTTCGAGTAGGCCCCACAGCACGGCGGCCTGGATGACGAGGCCCCTCTCCGATGGTCTCTTCTTCCCGAACG